TTCTTGCAGTCATGTGAGGAAGATACGTAGGGAAAATTACTAAGTCGCCTGCTTTAGGTATAACTTCGTGAAAATGTCTGTACTTATCTACTTGTAGTATGCCTACTAAATTTCCACTTTTCTCTGGAAAATTAACCCAATATACAAAAGATAATCCGGGGGGTCCAGGGTCTTGATGTGTATGAAACATCGTAGACTGTTCTGGCTCTACTAAATGTACCCACGCTTCATCACCTAGGATTAAATATTTATTAATAGATTTAATTACAATGTCTACTTTTTCTAATAACCAAGTAACAGCAGGAGTTTTTGGTAATAAAGAATCTTCAACGCTAGAGTCTTGAGAATTAAAATTCATTCTGTTTTTTCGTTCTTTTAAAACATCTTGTGTAATTTGTTTATTATCTACTTCATTCGACAGATTATGCCTTGACATTCCTATTAAAAAGATAGGTGAAAATTTTCCTTTAATATAATTTGTCACTATAGTAACCCAAATTCCAACTTAGCTTCTTCTGACATCATGCTTTCATTCCAAGCAGGTTGAAAAACAATATTAACATAGGCTGTATCGATACCTTCTACTTCTTTAAGAACTTTTTCAACAGACTGTATAAGGAACCCTGCTACGGGGCAAGTAGGACTTGTTAATGTCATCTCAACGTCAACATGATTATCTATTTCTGTAACGCTGTAGATTAAACCAAGTTCATAAATATCCACCGATATTTCTGGGTCATGTACTTTTTTCAAAGCTTGTTTTATTTCTTCTCTCATACTAAATCTTTTAAAACAGGAGGCATATAGTTAGCTGACTTTAAAACCTTTCCATCTTTTCTATAGATAGGCTTACCCTCTTCATTTAGTTTGGACATATTAGACTTATGTACTCTATTAAAAGCAACATCAAAATCCCACCCATACGTTACACAAAAACCTACACAAACATATACTAAATCACAGAGTTCTTTTAAAACTTCCTCTTTAGATTTTGTTTCAATAGCACTCATCACTTCTTTATATTCTTCTTTAAGTAAATTGGTACGTAATCTTTTTAATCTATGAATTTTATGATTAGGTGCAGGAAATACTTCGTCTATAGGATGGTTAAATGCTCGATGAAACCGAAATAATTTATCTTGTATAGTTTCTGATTTAGGCATCATGAGTTATTTCCTCTACTAATTTATTTAAATACCACTGTGCTTTTAATAAGTCTTCTTTAGGTTTTCGTTTATATCTGTATCGCCAAAGATATTTTTCAACATTCCCTTTTAAGTATCCCCTAAATTCTAAATCGCTCATCGAAGCACGAATAGCCTCAATACATTCTATGCCCTGTTGGTTGTAATGTTTTGGTTTATTAACAACATCTTCTTCAGACATATTAATTCCTTTTCTTAAAAGCAATTACGTTATCTTTAATAAGAGGTTCTAATGTTTCCATTTGTTTTTCTACAAAAACTTCCTGACCTTTTTGCAATACTTCCTCAAAATCCTCTTCTAGTATTTTCATTAATCCCCATGCAATTTGTTGAATATCTGTAGGACTAGAAGCCCGTTTATCCTCTACAATCTGGTATGCAACTTCTCCTGTGTCATCAAAATATTCTAAGGATATTAATGTTTTTCTATCTAAATTTTCTAAAGTATCTTGTAACAATGTAGCAAGTTTTTTAAATTCAGCCATGTTAACCTCCTATGGGAACTTAGATAAAAAGTCAGAATAGTTTTCTAATTGTTTTTGTTTTTCTAGTAAAGAAAAAAGAGTTTCAGCATTAAGTATAGCAAGAGGTTCTTTTCTATTACTTTTAATGACAAGAATAGATTCTCCTATTTCTTTATTTAAATCTACTTGTTCATACGCATTGTATATACTTTTATATTTCTCTTGATTCTTACATTCAAATTTAAAAGGAATAATCTTTTTAGCTTTAGGAGACATTTTAATATCAGACCCTGTTTCTCCCATTATAGCCCCTTTGATATCCCCTTCTTCTAAATCAGAACCGAAACACTTGTTAAGTTGTTTGACTACCCAATTTTGTAAAGCTCTGCCTTTAGCTTTTTTAGAAGAAGTTTTCATTGGTATCTATCCCATGTTAAACTTGATATTTTATCGGCTAAAAATTCTTTTGTTCTAGGGCAATACTCTTGCATCTCTGCTAAAACTTCTGTTAAAACTTCTGTAGATACAACTAACACAGATTGATGACCAAGCAGTACAGACAAATCAGAAATATCTTCTTTAATTTTTTTACAATTTTCTTTATAAAATTCATCAGACCAATGAGTAGTTAAAGTTTTTTTATATCTCAAAGGTACATAATTTTCTCGTGGAATTTTACTTTTTTCATCTATGGGATATAGATAGTATGCTTGAGGATTTAACTCCGGGTCTCTCTCATGAACTCTAACCTGTAAAACGACAGGCATTATTCAAACTCCTCTTCTACTTCAGTTAGTCTCCCTGTATCTCTATCATAAAAGACCCTACAAGCTGGTCCTGTTAGTCCAGAGAATCTATTTTTAATAACTCGAACTGTTGTTGTATGTCTTTCTCGTTCATCTTCGTGTTGTCCGTTTCTTTCCAATCCAATAACGATATCACTTAGCTGACCTATCGATGCAGAACCTCTCAGCTGGCTAAGAGAAGTAACAGCTCCCTCTTCGTGTCCTGCGGTAGAGGGCCTTCTCAGGTGTGATACCATGATTAAACAGATGTCTAACTCTTGTACAACTGTTCTAATCTTTGTCATAATTTCATCTAATGCTCTACGTTCATCTCCGTTCTGTTGGTCAGAAACAATGATACTAACGTGGTCCAGAACAACATACTTGCAAAACAAAACTTTGGCAAAGTATCTAACTCTGCTAACAATAGAATCAATAGTATTAGAACCAAAATGGTCATAGAAAAATAATCTTTCTGTACCTAATGTATTTTCAAAGTGTGCTTTAAAATCTTCCTTAGATGTACTATTAAAATTTTCTGGAATATGCAAAGGTTTATTAGCTTCTAAGCTCATTAAAGCTAAACCACTACGTTTAACAGACTCTTCCATAAACATCATACCAATATTATCAGGAGTATTTTTAAAGATATGCCATACTAATTCTCTAACAAATTGAGATTTTCCTAAACCAGACCCAGCAGTTAAGGTAACTAACTCTCCCTGTCTCAAACCATACGTAAGTTTTTGTAGTCCCTCAAAAGGATAATTAACGGAAGCTTCTGTAACTCCTTTATTAATTACCTCCCACATATTTTTGCCGGAAATAATTCCTTCTGGAGTATATGTTTTAGCTTGCCACCAGTCCTCTACGAATACTTTATGTTTCCCTTCTAGAAGATATTCATTTGCATCTTTAAATCGCATTGGCATAATCTTTGCCTTGGGCGAGAGCATCTCCGCTGCTTTTATAGACGCCTTTTTACCTGCTTCATCATTATCAAAACATATAACAATGTTGTCAAAAGACATAAGATAATCATAACTATCAGCAACATCTTTAGCAGCAGAAGCTGCACCATTACGAATAGAAACAACACTCCACTTGCTTCCAAGCATTTGATAAGCCGACATAGCATCAACTTCGCCCTCACATATTGTGATATACTTACCTTTTTCTCTAAAAGCTTGTTGTCCAAATAGTCCTGACTGTTGAATTTTTCCTTCTGAAAAGAAAGCTTTCTTATCTAAACTACGAACTTTATTGGCAATGTGTTCTCCATCGCTATTAAAATAAGGGTAGTATTGTTTCGTTCCGTTCAACATTGTGCCATATTTTTGACACGTATCTTCTACAATTTTTCTATCTGGAATAGCTTGAATAATACCTTTACTTAAAGGTTTATTATTAGAAACATTTGTTTGTAGTTGCACAGACTCTCCTTGTTTTCCAGGTGGTTTCCAGTGGTTGCAATTTGGAGTAAAACATTTTTCACTACCGTTTTCAAAAACAGCTAGATTATCCTTGCTCCCACATTTAGGACAAGGCATATGTACAGTTGTCATAGCTCTCTCTTTTCATCTGTAACATCGGGAACATTGGGTAAGCGTTGTACTGATGTTAAATATCTATCTCCTTCCTTGTATTTAAAGATTCTCATATGTGGGTAACAACTCCATTTATGAGGACAATACACACAATTTTTATTTAGTTTCATGTTACCTGATTTACCATCTGGTTCTGGATAGTAACAAGGTATTGGTTTTTCAGAACTGTTAATAACTTTTTTAATTTCTCTTATCCTAGCACCCGCATTTATCAATGCTAATTCATCTAATTCAACAAGAGCAAGTTCCCCGGTAACTTTATTGACTCCTAAGAGGTAGCCTTTTTGTTTACCCTCCGCTTGAACATATCCACTAACTTGCTCCACATAACCAAAGGGGTCATCGTTTTCTATATTTCCTGTTTTGAATTTTCTAAAAGAGAAATTACTTGCAGATTTAATATCAACTATTTCATCATCTATCTCACAATCCATATGTCCAATTACTCCTTCTAAAGAAACTTCTTTCTGTAAGGACTCTACTTTATGTCCTGCTTCTTTAGCTAAAAGAATAATTAATTCTTCAATAATAGAAC